GATTAGTATTTAGTGGAGACGCTACAACAGGATGGACTTACACGGAGAAATAATATGGCAAATTACGAAGCAACTAAATATGATTTTGATGGAGCAAACCTTACAGGTATAGAAGGTATTCCAACAGCAACTATCGTGCCATGGTCAGCAGCAGCAGTTCCATCTGGATTTTTAGAATGTAATGGTACAGATGTTTCAAGAACAACTTATTCAGCTTTATTTGCAATTGTAGGTACTACTTACGGTGCAGGAGATGGATCAACAACTTTTGCTGTTCCCGATTTACAAGACAATATAGCAATGGGTAAATCTGGAACTAAAGCTTTAGCTTCAACAGGTGGAGCGAATACAGTATCAGCAACTGGAAACGTTGGTGGATCAACAGCTAATGCAACTCTATCAACAGCACAACTTGCTTCTCATAGTCATTCTGGTGGTGCTACTGGAAATATTGGTGTTGCAAGAAACCCTGTACCCGGTTATAGCCCCGCTGCAGGGTCTTCTAATACAGGAAGTACAGGCTCGGGTTCAGGTCACTCTCATAATATGAGTGCAAATTTTTCAGGGGATGCAACTTCGGTTCTTCAACCTTATTTAACATTAATGTATGTAATCAAGACTTAGGATAAAATATGACAACAAATGCAAATTGGACAATAGTATTAGAAGATAAAACAATTATTAAAAATAATGGAGCCGAATCAGGTACTTCATATAAAATAGATGAGGATTCTTTTTGGTCTGACTCTAAATTTTCAAATATTTGGGCTATTCAATCTAACACTTCTAACACTTCTGACGAAGTAGAGTATAGAGATACAACACCTCATTCTTCTTTTGCAGATGCAAATATTGGAGATATTAGTCAATTTACTAATAAATGGGACTCAGCACATTTAGTTAAATTACAATCTAATTGGGACAGTAATAATGGAAATACTTATGATTTAGATGGCAGCTTAACTCACACAGAAACTGAAGCTGAAAAAATTACTAGATTAGGTGCAAGACCTACTTCTTATTCATCTTAATTTTTTAAACATAGGTATATCTAACTAATTTTCTTTTTTTTATCTATCCAAGTTTGTATACTAAATCTTGAATGTGTGTTTTTTAAATTAGGATTTACTTTATGTGTAAGACCTGTTTTTACTATAACTAATGAGTTTCCCACTATAGGTATAAAACCAGAGCCTTCATTACTTTTAAACATAAGCTCTCCCCCCCAATTCTCTCCCCATGTTTTATTAAAATAATAAGTAGCAGCATATACTCTTTCTCCCCCTTCATATGACTCGTAATCCTCGTGCCAAGTTAAATGTTGTCCATAACTGTATTTTCTAATATGACTTTGAAAAGAAAGGTCTAATAAATTTATAAATTGCTGATGTTTTAGTAGTATGTGGTATATGTTTAAATAATCTCGTAGTTCGTGTTCCTGTTCATGTCCATGTTCTACCTGTCCCGAACTTTCAGACATATCTTTTGATTCTTCTTTAAAAGTTTTCCAAGTTATACTAGTTTTTTTAAAATCTAAATTTTTTCTGCTTTTAATCAAGTTAACATACATCTTTTTATATGTATCTTCAGGCAAAAAATTATGTATCCAGAATAATTTATCTTTAAAATTAAAAGCTAAGTTCATTTTATTTTATTTTCTATTGTAACCATGCCACTATACTATACCTTATTCCTTTTGTAATGCGTTGAATACCATGTGGATACATGAAATTACTGGGGAAAAATACTATAGATCCTTTACCTAGTTTTAATCTCTTTATTTCTTTTTCTTTTTGGTCTGTAAAAATTAAATCGCCCCCTTCGTACTTATTATTTAAGTTCATAATAATACTTAAATGTCTAGGTGACTTTGTAAAATGATCTGTATGAATTTCGTATTTACCCCCCGGTGCATATTTTAATAAATCTATTTGATTAATTTTATTACTTGCCATCTGAGGAAATTTACTTTTATAAAAAATATAAAGTCTTTCTATTTCTTTTTTTATATAATTCCAATAAAACTCATTTGTAGTTGTTTTAAAATTTAATTGAAACCCTTTTACGTTTCGTATATCTTTATCTAGACCTGATAAAACAGTTAAATTTTTTTTAGCTTTTTTATCTATAAAAGGTATAATTTTATCTATGAATTCAGGAGTTATTACATTTTTTATCTCGACAATTGCTTCTAAATGATCCATTTTACCTTAACCTCATCCAAGAAGTTAAAATATATTTCTTACCAGATAAAGGAGGGTTTCCTCTATGGACATATGGAAATCCAGCAGGCCATATAACAATTCTTCCTGTTTTAGGTTTTACTCTTTTAGAAAAATGTAAAAATTCTGTTTCTCCACCCTCTTCAATATCATTTAAATAAATAGAATAAGCAAAAGCTCTGGGCTCATTTTCAAATCCTTTATTATGTTCTAAATGCCAAACATGATAACCTTCAGTAGGTAATGTTTTTTGAATTTTTAATTGTGTAAAATGGAAACCTTTTTGTCCATAGGCTTCAGCACAACCAGTGTGTTGAACATAGTGATTCCAAGCCAAGTCAAAATTATACAACATAGATTTTAATTCTTCCCACCAAACATTCATATTTTGTGGTTGTACAAAAAACTGCTGGTCTTGTTTCGTTAAAACAGATGCGTTTTCAAACTGTGATCTATTTAGAGTATTATTAAATTTAAATTGGTCTTCAAATATTTTAATTGCTCTACTGCATTCGTCTGCAGAAATGTAATTATCATACACCCCTATAAAATTAGATATCTCTATCTTTTTTTCGTTCATTTAAAATATCTTTCCATGTTGCCATTCCCATAAAAAGGGAGACTTCTTTATAGTATCATATATATAATAATCCATATGTAAATATTTCATTATTTCATTTTTATCTAAATATTGATCGATATTTTTTAAATTAACTTTTTCTTTTAAATTGGTGAATTTATTTTCATGTTCACTTTTTTTAAAATGCATTTTTAAAAATATATTTAAATCTTCTATATCTACATAATGACTAATTTGACAATTCATTAAATACGGAATCTGTGAAACACTGTGATTAATATGGCCAACCATAATGTTTCTGAAATGATTTTCATTAGAGGTAAATAATTTTTTAATATTTACGTCTTCTATATTAATGTTATTGACCCATAAATCCCATTTTAAACCTGATACAAACCTTTCATAAGGGTCTCTTATAATACAAAATCTAGTTTTTTTAGAAAGATGATTAGTAGAATATATCTCTTCTTTTTTAAAATTATTTTGAATACATTTAAAAACACTTGCGTTTCCATTTTTATGTATCCTTACATATTGAAATTTTTCAGTTTCTATTAGTTCAAATAATCTAAAATTCATTATAATAATTTCTATATTTCCACCACAATGTTTAGTGCAAACCTATTTAAATTTGTTTTAGGTGCTATTCCTCTATGACAGAGTTTGCTTGGAAAAAGCAAAGCTTGGGATTCTATAGATTTATAAAATGTGATTTTATCATCAATTTTAAATTCTGTTCCACCATCATTATCGTGTATATTATATATAATAGAAAACTCATTGTCTCTTAGGCTATCTTGATGAAATTCCATAATACTTCCAGAATGATACCAATTCCAAAACACTCTATTTAATCTTTTAAATTTCATGCAGGTGTTTTTTTCGATGGTGTCAAAAATAAGTTGAGCATAGGTATTTAAAATATTAGTTTCAATTTTTGTTATCATAAGATGCTATATTTTATCTTTTATTGTATTTTTAATTTCTTTAATTATATGATTATAATTAAAATCTTTTATTTCGTAAGTTGCTTTTATAGGTTTATCAAATATTTTGTCCGTATCCTTATATTTACTATTTAAAATAGTGTTCATCCAAACTGTAATATCATAATCTTTCCTATATTTATCGTAGGGACAAATAAAGTCTATCACACAAGTTTTATTGGATCTTTGATATAGATCAAACATTCTAGATATTTGCCTTAGTCTTCCCTCTGGAGAAAAATCCCAATCTTTAAATAGTTTTCTAATTTCATCTGCATTAAAATGAGGTATAGTTGTGTTTTCAGTAAGCTTTTTAGCAAACGTGGTTTTTCCTGATCCAGATAATCCAAACACTAATATTGAAATCATTTTGTCTCTTTCATTATCTATATAATTAATATATAAAGCATTGTATGCTACAAAATTAGTATATATTTTGTAATTTTACTGTATAATACAAAACTATGCCATTAACTCAATTAAACTTTCAACCTGGATTAGATACTGAGAATACTCCTACAGGAGCAGAAAGTAGATGGATAGATGGTGATAAAATAAGATTTCGTAAAGGACTTCCTCAAAAAATAGGTGGATGGACAAAATTTAGTACAGATTATTATGTAGGAGTTGGAAGAGCTTTAGAACAATGGTACTCTTTAGATGGTTCTCGTTATGAAGCTTTAGGAACTGATCGTAAAGTATATGTATATCAATCTGGAGATAATCAAGACATTACTCCTATAAGATCAACTGATGCTCTTGTTAATGCTATTACTACTACAAATACAAGTGCAACTTTAACTATTTCAGATACAGGACATGGAGCTATTGTAGGTGATTTTGTAACTTTAAGTAGTGTAAGTGCAAATGTTGGTGGAATTTTATCAACTACTCTTGATGCTGAATATGAAATTTTAACTATAACAAATGTTGATGCTTATACTGTTTTAAGTAGTGCAACAGCAACTTCTACAGCTGGACCTAGTGCTAATTGTACTGCTACTTATCAATTAAATATAGGTCCTACTATTCAAACTTTTGGATATGGTTGGGGTAGTTCTACTTGGGGTGCTTCTACATGGGGAACTCCTAGATCAACTTCGAGTGTAATCCTTGATGCACGGTTATGGACTATTAATAATTGGGGAGAAGATTTAGTAATAACACAAAAAGATGGTGGAACTTATGAATGGAATCTCTCAGGTGGAATGTCTACTAATAGAGCTACTGCTATTGCTAATGCTCCTACTACTTCTACCTTATCTTTAATATCTACAGAAACTAGACATGTTATATGTATGGGAACAGAGACAGCTATTGCAAATACAGCTAGTCAAGATAAAATGTTTATACGTTGGTCTGATCAAGAAAATTATAATTACTGGACTCCTAATGTAACTAACTCTGCGGGATCACAAAGAATAGCAGGAGGAAGTGAAATAAGATGTGCTCGACCAGCTAAAGGAACTATGTTAATATGGACAGATACAGCAATGCAATCAATGTCTTTTATAGGACCTCCTTTTATATTTGGCTTTAGACAATTAGGTAACGACTGTGGAGCTGTAGGATTAAATAGTGCGATGGTAATAGATGATGTAGCTTACTGGATGTCTGATGGACAATTCTTTAGATACGCTGGATCAGTTCAAGAAATACCTTGTCCTGTATTAAATCATGTATTTGAAGATATTAATAAAGTTCAGTATTCACAAGTCTATGCTGCTCAAAATTCTAACTTCTCTGAAGTAATATGGTATTATTGTTCTAGTGCCTCTGATCAATGTGATCGTTATGTAATTTATAATTATTTAGAAAACTCTTGGTATTTTGGAACGATGGATAGAAGTACTTATCAAGATAATGGAGTTGAATTTAATCCTTTAGCTACAGAATATTTAGCTAATTCTAATGCAACTTCTTTTAGTACAATTAATGGAGTAACTCAAGGAAGAAGTTTAATCTACGCTCAAGAATCAGGAGTGAATGCTGATGGGGCTGCTTTATCAGCTTATATTCAATCAGGTGATGGAGATATTGCTGATGGTGAAACTTTTAGCTTTATTAATAAAGTTATACCTGATTTTCAAGATCAAACTGGAAATACTGTCATTACTTTAAGTGTTAAAGACTATCCTAATGATTCAGCAACAGTAGGAGAAACTTTGACAGTAAATAACACAACTAGGTTCGTTAATACACGTATTCGTGGTAGACAATCTAATATTAAAATACAAAACAATGATATCGGAGATAATTGGAGATTTGGTACTTTAAGAGTAAACATAAAACAAGATGGAAAAAGATAAATACACTATAAGACCAGCTCGAATATCTGATGCTGTTCGTATAAGAGAACTATTGAAAACGTGGCTTACAGAGGCTCCGTTTAACTTTGGAAACACTAATAATACTAAAGCTTTAGAGAATATAGTATTTTACATTAAGAATAGTTTTGTTATAGTAGTAGAATGTGAAAATATAATTATTGGAACATTGGCTGCAACAGTTGATGAAACATGGTATAGTGACAAAAAGTTCATGAGAACTTTATGGTTACATGTTAATCCTAAACATAGAAACTTTAGGATATTTCGTTCAGTAATGATTGTTTTTAAAGAATACGCATTAGCTAATAAAGTGACTGCGATATGTGAAGTCTTTCAAGGTAAGGACGTTGAAAGAAAAGACAAGGCTTTTATTAAATTAGGATTTAAAGTTATCGGAGGAACTTATATAGTCAATGGGTAGTATTTTCAAACCAAACACAACTGTAGTACAGGCACCATCGCAGTCATCGACTAGCTATGATATTCCTGCTTACTTTAAAGAAATTCAAGAACGAACTTTAAGACGAGGAGAGCAAGTATTTGATCAACCTTATCAAGCTTTTACTGGTCAACGTATAGCTAACCTTGATCCTATGGAAACACAAGCTGCCGGTATATATCAAAATCAAATTTTACCTCAATCAGGACAACTTGCTGCAATAGGTGCTCAAACTTATGATGCTAATACTGCTGCCACTTATGCTAATCCTTATGAGAATCAAGTTATCTCAGGAGCTTTAGGAGATTTACAAGAAGCTTATGGTCAAACTCAAAAAGGAATGACTGCACAAGCAATTGGTGCAGGAGCTTTTGGTGGAGAAAGACAAGGCATAGAAAATGTATTAGGAAGAGAAAGATATTTAGATACAGTAGGAGATACATCAGCAAGATTAAGACAAGCTGGTTTTGAATCAGGTGCAAGTAGATTTATGCAAGATAGAGCAGCACAATTACAATCTGCTCAATCTCAAATAGGAGCTTTAGGACAATCAGCAGCAGGACTTGCTGGCTTCGGAACTCAAGCTCGTGGTATACAACAAGCTGGACTTGCAGAAGGATATCGTGACTTTATAGAAGAAAGAGAATATGCAGGTGGACAAGTTAAACAAATGATTGGTGCTTTATCAGGAGCTCCTATAAGAAGTTATGGAGAAGAAAGATCAGGATCAGTTGGAACACCAGTAGCTGGACCAAGTACCTTTGGTCAAGTTGCAGGAGCATTCACAGCTTATAACTCTGACATAAGATTAAAAGATGATATTAATTTAATTGGTAAATCTCCATCAGGAATTAACATTTACACATTTAGATATAAAGGCGATGATAAAAAATACCAAGGTGTTATGGCTCATCAAGTTCCTCATGCTTCTATTGTTAATGATGAAGGTTATCTAATGGTAGATTACAATAAACTCGATGTAGAGTTTAAGGAGATATAATGGCTTTAGAATTTGCACAAACAGATGAAGGTCCTCAAAAATTATCTTTTAGTAAAGATCAAGAAAGTAAATTTACTGAATCGGATAAAGCAGAACTAAAATCTATGAGAGATAAAGGTTATCTTACTTCTAAAGAATCTGAAATGGGTATAGAAAAAACTATTCCTGAAGAAGTAGTTAATGAAAAAGAAGTAATTAAAACTAAAGATGGTAAGTTTTCTATTGATATAATGGGAGCTTTATCTAATGTAGGAAATGTTGCAGGATCTGCTTTATCTAGTATAGGAGATTCCGCATCCGCTTTTGTTCAAGGTGTAGGATCAAATCTTTCTGCGATAGCAGAAGCTGTTCCTAATAAAATAGAAGAAATTGCCTCTGATCCTACAAAGAAAAAGAATTTTATGAGAGGTCTAGAAATTATAAATGCTTCTTCTGGTATAAAACCTATAGGTCAAGCTACGTCAACTTTTGGAGCTATTAGTGAAGGATTACTTAAAGCTGAAAAAGGATTCATTGCTACAGATTTAGCAAAATTAAAAGCAATAAATTCTAAAAAATCTGCAAGTTATATGTCTGGTAAAGAAAAAGCTTTATCTGATACTTATAAAAATTATGCTGATGATTTTGAAGCAGCAAGAAAAAATTATGCATCTATTGATACTCGATTTAATGAAGTATACAAATTAGCTAAAAAAGGAATAGAACCACCTACTGGTATAATATCAGCTACTTTTGCTCCTTTAGAAAAAGTAATAAATGAATTAGGTTTAAGTGAAAAAGCAGATAGTCTTTTAAAATCAATTGGAGAAAATAAAGAAACAGGTTTGACAAGAGAACAATCTATTGTTTTTAAAGAAATATTTGGAGCTGCTACTAAAAGACAAATTGTAGGTCAAGTAAAAGAATTATATCCTGTATCAAACAAAGATATAGAAATATTACTTCAAACTGTTGGAGATATAAATACAAGTCCTATTGCATTAAGAGCAATGGTTGCTGCTGAAAAAGCAGCTAAAGAAATTAATGATGTAGCTTTTAAGAAATCTTATGATATTGCTTTTGCTGGAGAAGGTAATGCTAATTTTAAAGCAGAATCACAAGACGCTGCTGCTGCAGAATTAGCTAAATTATATAAAGATCAAGTAAAACCAGAAACTTTAATTGAACTTTATGGAAGTTCAGAAAACCCTACAGCTTTTCAAATAGTAAATGCTAAATATCATCAAGATTTACAACCTGTATATAAAGATCAAGAAGAAGCAGGTGGATTCTTTGAAATGTTTAAAATAAGAGAAGAAGCGGCAGATAAAATACTGGAGGATGCTATTACTAAAGCACAAGAAGAAGCAGCTAAAGGAGACCTGCCAGTACCACCTGAATAATTAAAATGATATGGCAGAACTTAATGAAGCACAAAAAAAGTCAATTAATACTCTTGTATCGGAACAAGGTATAGATTTAGAATCAGCTACAGGTTTAATTACTGGTACTTTAACAAAAGAAGATTATTTATCTACTAGGCAAGTAGAGAAAAAAGAAAAAAATATAACTGATGTAAAATCTTTTCTTACTAGCGAAGGTTACGATTACGATTTAATTCAAGAAACAACTAAAAGTGTACTTAACAAAAAAAATGCGGCTTCTAATAGTGCTGCTGCAGATGATATTTCAGGAGAAAGTATGTATATGGACGAATATACTACTTCTCAAGGTGAGTTAGTAAATTTATCAGGAATTACTACTGATAAAAATAAAGAACTTCCAGCTTCAATTAGAACTAAATTAAGTTTTGCTGTTCCTAGAGATGACATTACTAAACTTGAAGCTAAAAGATTATATAAAGAATTTTTAATAGATGATAAAAAATTTGATAAAGATTTAGTTAATTCTTTAGATAATAAAATTCAATTTAAATATCAAGAAGTTGGTGGAAAAAAAGGTGAAAGATCAAGTACTGTTTTAATATATAGAACTCCTAAAGAACTAGGAGGAGATAATAAATGGACAGCAGCAAATACTCCTAGCCTTATTCCTAACTTAGGTGACCTTGGATCAATTAGTGGAGATATTATACCTATTGCTACAGCAGTAGCTGGTGCTATTGGTGGTAGTTTTGTGGGTCCTACAGGAACAGTTGCTGGTTCAGCTGGAGGAACTTATTTAGGAGAACTTTCAAAATTATATATAGGAAGAAGATTTTTTGATTTAAGTAAAGATCAAATGACAGATAAAGAATTTGATGCTTATGCTCAAAAAAGTGCATTAATAATGACTGGTGTTGATTTAGTTTTAACTCCAGCAATGTTAATTGCAGGAAGTGCTATTAAAAAAACAGTAATGGAAACTGCTAAAGATAGACTTTCATATGATTCTGTTAAAAAAATATTAAAAGGAGAAATTAATTTTGATGATCAAGTTATTAAAGATATAAAAATTGCAAGAGATAAAGTTTTAGAATTAGGAGTTCCTGAAGATTTAGCAAATGAATATTTAGCTTTAAGGGTAGCAAGAGCTATTCCAGGATCAGGGATAATTGAAAAAGGAACTAAAGCAGATTTAATTTATTCTAAAAAATTACAAGACCTAGAGAAAAAAATGACAGCAGCTAAAGTAGAAGATAGAGTAATTAAAAAACTATCAGGATTAGATGAAGTTAATATATCACCTAAAATGAAAGATGACTTAGTTACAAAAATAGGTGATGAAGTAAGAGAAATAAGAAGATTAGAAGTAGAGGCTGCAGAAAATGAAATAAGAACAGCAGAAGATATAGTAACTAAAAATTGGCAAGAAAACTTTTTAAAACCTGAAGTAAGAGCAATTGACGATTTAGGAGTTGTCTTTAATGATTTACAACAAAATCTTAAAACTTTATGGAGCACTGCTGATGATATAATTAGAAAAGAAGCTAATAATCTTCCAGTTATAATTAAACCTAAAGAATCAATAAAAATAGCTAATACTTTATTAAAAGATTTAGATGTTAAATTAATTGATAAAAAACCTAAACTTCCTAAAAAAGCAACCGCTGATGAAATAAAAGATTATAATAAAAAATTAGCAACATGGGAAAATGTTAATAATTTTGGTAGTTTTCTTTCAATTAAAGGAATGGTAATGTCACAAAAAGAAGCAATACAATTTATTAAAAAAGGATTAGCAGGAATAAAAGCTGGAGACACCTTAACTTATAAACAAGCTAGTGGTTGGAGAGCTTATATTATGAATGCTGAACAAAATTTAGATATATCTTCATCTACAAAACAACTTTTAACGAAAGCAAAAGGAATATTTCAAGATGGAATGGATGACGCCGTAATTAATTCTTCAAATACAAAAGCAATAAATGCAAATCAAACAATAAAAGATTTAGTTAATAATTATCAAGGCTCTGCTATTACTAAATTCTCTGACGAATTTATGATAGGTTTAAAACGTGATGGTGGATTTAATGTTAAACTTCCAGGAAATCAAAAAAATATATTTAATGCTTTTGTAGATAATACTCCTACTTCATTAAACAATTCTGCTAAATTAGGTAATATATTAAAATTACAAAACCTTACTACTAAAGGTGATATTAAAGGAACAATAGTTAAACAACAAGACATTAATAAAATAACTAATGCTCTATATGAAAATTATTATAATAAAGTAATTCCAAAAAGAGTAAATGGAAAATTACAAAAAACAGAGTTATCTCATGATGAATTTATAAAAAAATATGGAGAAAATTATAAACTTATTTTAGGAGATAATTTATATAATAAATTTGCTGGTTCATCTAAAAAAGCAATGGACGCATTTGAAAAGTCTGTTAAATTTCAAACTGAAACTATTGAAACTATTTCAAGAGATTTACCTGGTATTAATGTAAATGTATTAGCAAAAGATAATGCTCAGTCAGTTGTACGACATTTATATTCACGTATGAGAACTGATGATGTTGGAGCACTTGTAAAAAATTTAGAAAAAATTAATCCTCTTTTATTAAAAGATATAAGAACAACATTTTTAAATGACTTCGTATCTAAAACTAAATCTAATGGAACTATGAATGGTCAACTTTTAGATGATTTTTTAACAGAGTATAAACCTGTATTAGATGAATTATTTAGTAAAGATTTTACTGCTTCTTATAGAGATTTAGCTACTGGTTTAAAAACAATTCAAGAAACTATGGAGTTATCAACAACTCCTGGTGTTGCTGGATTAACAGAGCAAGCTAATAGAATAGGATTATTAATTGATATATTTGCTGGGCCTTTGAATCATAAAAGATTGATTCTAAATAGAGTAGCAAGAATACATGATGGTTTTGATATGGGTGGAGATAGTTTAGCTTTATTATTAGATTATAAAAAATTTATTGAAGCAGCGAAAAAGAAATTTTTAGGTGGAAATTATCCTAAAGCCTTTGATCAACTTGCTAATTCTAAAAGTATTAAATACAGAAGTTTATTTAGATCATTTTGGGATGCTTTAAAATCAACAACAACACTAGGTAAATTTGGTAAATTTGAAAGACCTAAAAATATTTTATATAATAGAATGAATACAAGGACAGCCCTAGGTTTAGAAGTTACTGAAGATGTTGGAGATTTTGAAGAAAAATTATCAAGTTCAGGAGCACTTTTAGGTTTGTCTTTGCCTAAAGAAGAAAGTGACTTTGATGTTGATCCTGCTGATTTACTTAATCAAATAGGTAATACTTTAGGAGTAACTATAAAAGATAAATCTAAAATGGCGGTAAATAGATTAATAAAAGGATTTAGATACCTAAAGAACTTAGGTTCTGAACAAATAGAAAAAGATTATGAAAAAGAAGATTATGAAAAAAAAGAACTTATAAAATAATGAAAAAAAGTACAACTTCAATTAGGTTAGACAACCATGAAAAACTGTGTAGGATAATGCAAAAACAAACTCACGATAAAATGAATGACTTATCAAAACAAATTAATAGATTGGAAAAAATATTAGTTGGAGCAGCAGGCTTAATGATCTCATTACTAGGTG